AGTGAAGTTGAAACTTTAGAAAACAATGAGACAGAAACAAAATACTTGGATATAACTTGCGAGTGGAAAATCGAGCAAGATGAAGAAGATGAAAACGAAGGAAGATTTTCTGGTTATGCCTCTATCTTTGGAAACAAAGATTTAGGAAATGATGTTGTTGAAAAAGGTGCATTCACAAAATCATTACGGAAAAAAAGTCCCAAACAAATTAAAATGTTATTTATGCACAAAACAGACGAGCCTATTGGTGTATATGAAAAAATGGAAGAAGATGAAAAAGGTCTACGAGTACAAGGTAAATTAGCATTAGGCACTCAAAGAGGTAAAGAGGTTTATGAATTAATGAAGATGGGTGCGATTGATGGTTTATCTATTGGATATCGAGTTGATGCCAAGGGATACAACTATGATGATGATGGCAAAAAAAGAATGCTAAAGAATGTAGATTTGATGGAAATTTCAGCAGTAACCTTTCCTATGAATCCTAAAGCTAGAATTAGGAAAGTGAAAGGTGCTGAATGTACGATAAGGGAATGGGAAGAAATGTTACGAGACGTTGCAGGACTTTCTAGGAACGAGTCGAAAATAGGTGCAAAAGCACTTACTAAGGCACTTTCTCAGCGAGATGTTGATGATGGTATGCCAGAACTATTAAACTCAATTAATAACTTAACAACAACTTTACAAGGAGATAAATAAATGTCTGAAGTTGACCAAAACCAAGTTAAGGAAGCAGTTGAATCAATGGGTAAAGCATTTGAGGAATTCAAATCTACCAATGATAAAAAAATTGCTGACTTAGAAAAAAAAGGTTCAACAGACCCTCTAGTTGAAGATAAATTGTCAAAGATTGAGAAGTCGTTAGATAGTTTGGAAGATATAAACCAACAAGTAACACTTGCCAAGAAAAGACAAGAACAACATGAGGAAAAACTATCTACATTTGAATCTATGTTAAAAAGACCAAATGTGGGTGGCTCTGCTGAACAAATCGAAAAAAAGATAGCTATTTTTGATAAATGGCTAAGAAAAGGTAAAGAAACTCTTGCACCTGAAGAAATCAAAGCATTAACTGTTTCTGATGACACATCTGCAGGTTTCCTTGCTCCACCAGAGTATATGAGAGAACTATTGAAAACTCTTACAGAGATTTCTCCAGTTCGTTCCATAGCTAGAGTAAGAGCAACTTCTCAAAGGTCTGTACAAGTACCTGTAAGAAGTGCAACATTCTCGGCACAATGGACTGCTGAATCTGGAACAAGAAGTGAAACTACTGGGTATACTACTCAATTGGAAGAAATTCCATGTCATGAAGTATATGCTTTAGTTGATATTTCTGAACAAGAACTAGAAGATTCTGTTTTTGATCTTGAATCTGAAATGCAACAAGAATTTGCAAATCAGTTCGCAAAAGCAGAAGGTAATGCTATGACTGTTGGTGATAAAATCAACAAGCCAGAGGGTTTCACTACAAATGCAGGTACATCTGTAACTGGTGGTAGTGGTGCAGTAACGGCTGACACATTACTTGACTTAGTTCATTCAATAAAAACCCCTTACAACCAAAATGGAACATTGGCTTTCAACAGAAATACTTTAGCTGACATTAGACAACTAAAAGATTCTGCAGGTCAATATGTCTTCCAACCAGGAATGATGTTAACTAGTGGTGTACCTAATACTATTTTGGGTTTCCCATATGTTGAAATGCCTGATATGGCTGACGTTGCCTCATCTGCCGTTTGTGTAGTATTTGGTGATTTTAGATCAGCATATATGGTTGTAGATAGAGTAAATCTTTCAATACTGCGTGATCCATTCACTCAAGCTACTTCAGGTAACGTAAGATACGTTGCAAGAAGAAGAGTTGGTGGTCAAGTTGTGTTAAATGAAGCACTCGCTAAATATGTACCAAGCTAAGATAAGGAGAAAACTATGAATTTTGATTTAGCAAATAATACAGCAGTTGCCCTTTCTTACAAACCAACTGTAACTACTGCCGCAGCCAATGGCACAGGTGTAGATTTACAAGGTTATAAAAGTGCAACTTTAGTCGCTTTCATTGGTGCAGAAGGAGATACACTTTCTTCATCTGTTCACTTTGAAATTTCACTTGAACATTCTGATGATAACTCTACTTTTTCAGATGTTACACAATCCGATATTACTAATGGCACAATTGCTGCTGGTGGTATTTGGTTGAAGATTGATGGAACAGGGACGGCAGGAACTTCCGGCAATCCTGATTCAACAGGAACAGTAACACAAGTAGGTTACATTGGTGGTAAAAGATACATTAGAGGTGTGATAGCAAAAACTGGAACACACTCTACTGGAACACCAATTGGGTTGTTAGTAGTTAAAGGAAATGCTCTGCATTCTTCTGATAATGCTATTACTGCTCATAATGCTTAATAGATAATAGACGAGGATATGAGGGGATTAAGTTCCCCTCTATTCTTTAAGGAGAATGTAATGCCATATAAAATGATAAATAAAACAGTAGGGATTAATGACCCAATGGGAGTAACAACAAGAGTGTATAATATAGACGAAATAATTGAAGAAGACGAAGAATGGAAAAAGAAAGTAGGGGAGAACTTTATGAAATGTGGTCATGCTATGTATGTTGATGCAGAAGTTGTTGTGCCTATGACAAAATCAAATCATGATGATTTGCCATCTGATGTAGAACCAAAAGAAGAAAAACCAAAAAAGAAAAAGAAAAAATCTTTCTTTAACAGAAAAAAATAAGGAGGAGTTATGTCAAGAAATCTAACGTCAGGATTCTTGGCTGAGATAACCTCAAATGCCTTAAAACCTTTTTATGCAATTAAAGCAGAATTTAAAGAAGGTGATATAAAACTTTGGACAGGTTATGGTGATATTACAATCGATTCAGAAGAATATTCAGGCACAGGTTCTTTTCTAAATATATCGAAAGTAGAAGAAACTTCTGAAATTAAAGCAACTTCATTATCTATTGCTCTTTCTGGTGTAGATTCAAGTGTTTTGTCAGCTGCTATTAATGCTGATTATCAAAATAGAACATTAACTTTGTTTTTGGGGATGTTAGATACAAATTATAGTGTTATATCAGACGTTTACCAATTATTTCAAGGAAGAATGGACACTATGACAGTAAATGATGCTGGGGAAAGTTCTGCGATTGTGTTGTCAGTAGAATCAAGGCTTATTGATCTAGAAAAGCCAAATGAAAAGAGATACACCGCAGAAGAACAAAAAACATTATTCTCAACAGATAAAGGATTAGAATTTGTTACTGATTTACAAGATAAAGAAATTGTTTGGGGTAAAACATAAAATGAGAGTAAAGCATTGGGAATCAAAACTTTCTGAATATATAGAAGAATGTAGAAATAAAAAATTTAGTTGGGCATCTAATAATTGTGGACAATTTGTTCTTGAATGGGAAAAAATACTCACAGGTCAAACAAGATTTCCTGAATTTTATAAAAAATATAAATCTCTTAAAGAATTAAAAGAAAAGCTAAAAGAATGTGGTTTTAAAAGCTGGATTAGTATCTTTAATCAACGATTAACAAGGATTAATCCAAAACTAGCCCAAAGAGGTGATTTGGTTACTACAAGGTCAAATAATAGTTTTTGTATGGGTATATGTTTAGGCATAAATTGTGCTTTTTTGGGAGATGATAAAATACAATTTATGTCAATAGACAAAATAAAATATGCTTGGAGGTGGTTTTAATGTCTCAAGTAGGTAGTGCCTTTAAAAGAATTGGGGGGACGGTTTCACGAGCAATAAGTAATGTTCCTGTTATCGGCCCAACAGTTTCGAGTATAGGATCCGCAGCATTTGGTGTGGTAGCTGGTGGTATTGATGCCTTGACTGGGGGTATCTTTGGACTTACCCCTCAACAAAAATTACCTGACTTATCTTTAAATTTTTCTTCATTTGGATCAACTGCTCAAGGAAGATTAGTTGCTGTAAAACAAGCCATTATGACAAGACAAGTCATTTATGGCACAAGAAGAATTGCTGGTAATTTAATATATGCAGAAACAACAGGGAGTACAAATACCTTTCTACATTTAATCTATGCCGTTGCTGGTCATGAAATAGATAGTTTTGTTTCATTTAAGATAAACGAAGATGATGTAACTCTAGACACAGATGGATTTGTACAAGAATCTAAATATAAATCTGGTTCTGAAAAAATGGTTAGAATTAAATATCATACAGGAACAGATACTCAAACAGCAGATAGTGATTTAGTATCAGAATCTAACAATCTATGGACAAATGAACATAAATTAAGTGGTATATCATACTTTTATGCAAGATTAAAATTTGATAGCACAGTATTTCCAAATGGAATACCAAATATTACTACAATTGTAAGAGGAAAAAAGGTATTCGATCCTAGAACGTCAACAACAGCATACTCTTCTAATTCTGCATTATGTGTAAGAGATTACTTACTTAACTCACGTTTTGGATTAAATGCAAATTCTTCAGAAATCAATGATACATCATTTAGTGCTGGTGCAAATAGTTGCGATGAAGATGTAACTTTAGCAACACCTATAAGTAAAACATTCAATGCCTCAACTGATGTATCCTCCTCTAATGAAACAATTACGATATTAGGACATGAATTAGAAACTGGTTATGCAGTTACTTATTCAAATGAAGGGGGCACAAATATAAGTGGACTCTCGAATAGCACAGTTTACTATGTAATTAGAGTTGATAACGATACAATCAAACTCGCAACATCATCTAGTAATGCTACCTCTGGAACTGCCATAAATATCACAGCAGGGTCAAGTGAAACTCAAGCCCTAAAAAGATTAGTAGAAAAAAGATATGAATGTCATGGAATATTAGACACAGGTCAAACACCAGGGAAAATACTTACACAAATGACTTCATCATGTATTGGACTTGTGTATTATTCTGGTGGCAAATGGTCAATTAAGGTTGGTGAATATATTTCTCCTACAATTACTCTTGATGAAGATGATTTAGCTGGCCCGATAACTTTAGGCACAAGAAATTCGAGAAGAGATTCTTTCAATGCTGTAAAAGGAATTTTTTCCAATCCTAATGAAAATTATCAACCAACTGATTTTCCATCAATTACTTCTTCCACATTTGAAGTGGAGGATAACAATGAAAGAATATTTAGAGATATAGAACTTGCATTCACAACCTCTCCTTCAATGGCACAAAGAATCGCAAAAATAGTTCTTTTTAGAAATAGACAACAAATGACAATGACTGTGCCTGTAAAATTAACAGGATTTAATGTGGAAGTGGGAGATACCATACAAATTACAAATTCACGTTTTGGTTTTAGTGCAAAGACATTTGAGGTTGCTAATTGGCATTTTGAATCAGGAAGCGATGGTATTTTAATAATTAAATTAGTTTTAAAAGAAATATCTTCTGCTGTTTATGATTGGAGTGCTGAAGAGTCCGATATTATATCTAGTGATACCACATTACCTGATATTTTTGATGTTTCACCACCAGGTATTACTGCCTCTGATGAACTTAGGGCTTTTAACCAAGAAGCAGTATCAGTTCTTATTGTGGATGTATCATCATCAGATGCCTTTGTAACAGATTTCGAAGTAGAGGCAAAACAATCAACAGCAAGCGAATATGTAAGTTTAGGTAAATCATCAACAAATCGTTATGAATTAGTAAATGTCGAAGATGGAGTAACTTATGATGTAAGAGCAAGGGCAGTTACAACCTTGGGATCAAAATCAGATGTTTCATCAACAACTCATCAGGTAGTTGGTAAGACTGCTCCTCCTAGCGATGTTACAAATTTTTCTGTAAATGTTATTGATGATGTGGCACATTTAACATGGACTCCTGTTTCTGACTTAGATTTATCCCATTACAAAATTAGACATACAGTTGAAAGATCAAACCCAAGATATGTTGCAGCCCAAACTGTTGTTGATAAAGTGGCAAGACCTGCTCAATCAGTAACAGTACCAGCTATGACAGGAACTTATTTTTGTAAGGCGGTTGATAAATTAGGCAATCTTTCAGAGACTCCTGCATCAACTCAAGTGTTAATTGGAGATACAATATTTAACCAAGTCAATAATGTTGAAACTATAACAGAAAATCCTTCCTTTGCTGGAACTACGTCAAATGTTGTAAAGACATCAAGTAACACTTTGATCTTAGATACTTCAACAAACTTTGATAGTGTTGCTGGTAATTTTGATGATGCAACAGGTAATTTTGATGGTGGTGGTGGTAATGTTTCCACACAAGGAACTTATGATTTTGCAAGTAAGACTGACTTAGGTGCAAAATTTAGAACGAGGATAAATTATACATTAACAGTTGATAGGGTTGAATATGTAACATCCTTTGATGATGCAACTGGAAATTTTGATGATAGAGAAGGTAATTTTGATGGGGATGTAAATGCTTTTGATACAACTGATGTTGAAATGCAAATCGCTACTACAGATGATGACCCAGCAAGTGGTGGTGCTAGTTTTACAACATTTAGACCATTTATTGCAGGTGAATATGAAGGTAGAGGATTTAAATATAGATTAGTATTAACAACTAGCGATTCTCAAGCCTCACCAGAAGTATCTGCTTTAGCAATTAAAGTTGAAATGATTGATAGACGATTAGCAGAAGGAGATGTTGCTAGTGGCACAGCATCGAGTGGTAAGGCAGTAACTTATTCAAATGCATTTAAAGTTTTAGAATCATTACAAATAACAGGTCAAAACTTGAATAGTGGTGATACCTATGTTATAAGTAATAAATCAGCAACAGGCTTTACTGTTAAGTTTTTAGATAGTAGTAGTAGTGTTGTAAATAGGACTTTTGATTATGTCGCAACTGGATACGGAATTCAACTTTCATAGGAGATAAAATATGTCGCAACATGATATGAATATTGCCAATCAGGGTTTTCCAGCATTTAGAGCGGACTTAAATAATGCTCTAGTAGCCCTTGCATCAACATCTAACGGAACTTCAGCCCCTTCTACACCTTTTGCTTATCAAATGTGGGTAGATACAACAACAGCTGCAGCAAATATACTTTATATAAGAAACTCTGCAAATGATGGTAATATCGAGATTGCAAGAATAAATCAATCAACAGGAAAATTTATATTTTCAGAAACAGCACAATTTGAAGATGGTAGTGCTGGTGCACCAAGTATTTCATTTATTAGCGATGCAGATACAGGTTTTTATAGACAAGGCACTAATAGGATGGATGGTGTTGCAGGAGGAACGATTGGCTTTACTCTTAGCGATACTGGAGTAGTTGTAAATGAAAACTCAGAAAATGGAATGGATTTTAGAATAGAATCAACCAATGATGCTTCTAAATTCTTTGTGGATGCATCTACAGACCAGATTATTGTTCACAATGGCACATCTATTTCAATAGGTGGTGTATTAAGTGAATACCAAATCAATGCAACTGACAATGCTCAAGGAACAACCGCTTTTACAAGATTTAGCGCAGATGCAACAGGTCATTCAATAGCATTAGGTAAATCAAGGGCTGCGGCTGTTGGAACATTTACAGTTGTTCAAGATAATGATGTATTAGGCTCTATTGACTTCTATGGTGCTGATGGTAGTGATATGGCTACACCAGGGGCTAATATTTCTGCAAGAGTTAATGGAACACCAGGTGCTAACGATCTCCCAACAGAATTAGTTTTTGGCACAACAGCAGATGGTGCAAATAGTATAACAGAGCGATTAACGATCTCACAAGCTGGTCATATTGCAACAGTAAGTGGAAATGCATCTACATCTTCTACACCAAAGACAAATTCCACAGCAACAGGATCAGTTGCAGTTGATTTTGCAACAGGTGATAATCATCATTTAACATTAACTGGTAATGTAACATCCTTAACAGCATCAAATGAGGTTGCTGGTCAATCTGGTGTTATTGTATTCACACAAGATGGTACTGGAGGAAGAACTGTTAGTTTAAGTGCAAGTGATTACGAAACTGCAGGTGGAGGAGGTTCTCCAGCTATAACTTTATCTAGTGCAGCAAGTGCTGTTGATGTCGTGCCATACTATGTCAGAGCAAGTGGAAGTGTTGTATTAGGAACACCTCTATTGGCAGTTGGCTAGATGTTAATAAATAAACCATTAATTTTATCAACAGGAACAGGAGCAGCCGCAGCTTTCACAATAGACCAATCAATTAGGTTTAACTCTGCGGATAGTGCTTATATGCATAGAACACCATCAAGCACTGGAAATAGAAAAACTTTTACAGTTAGTCTTTGGTTAAAAAGAGGTAATTTAACTGCTAATATGAATATGTTTGGTCCACAAACAAATAATACTGGTTCTGGAACTTATGGTAGTT